CAGTTGGTTTGGCTGTATGGTGTTTTGAAAATTATTCTGAAAGAGAAAATATCATCAGCGACCCCTTTCTCGGCTCCGGCTCAACCCTTATCGCCTGCGAGAAGACAAACCGCATCTGCTATGGCATGGAAATAGACCCGCATTATTGTGATGTTATAGTGCAGCGATATATTGATTTTACTGGCAACAATAAAATAATTAAAAACGGACTGGATTATGAGGAGAAGCAAAGATAATCAAAAATAATACTTGACAAATAAAATATAATGTGTATATTTTTAGACAAAAGGTTTTATGCCTAAAAAAAGTCCATTGCCAAAAAAGGAAACTATTAAAGAAGTTTTAGAGGCAAGTGGTGGTTTTATTACTATTGCCTCCCGAAAACTTAACTGCCATTATTCAACTCTTTATCGATACCTTCAAAGAAATGTTAGTGTCCGAAATTATCTGCGACAAATAAGGGAATCTTATCTTGACCTCGCTGAGGCTGAATTAATTAAATTAGTTAAAGCTGGTAACCTGGGAGCTATTTGTTTTTATCTGAAATGTCAGGGGAAGGAAAGAGGATGGTATGAAAGGCAGGAAATTACAGGGAAAGATGGAGAACGGGTATTAGGAATTGTAATTTTACCCATGATTAAAGAAATTGATGCAAACCAAAAACAGTGAAAAAAATGTGATATGGAGTCCTCAACCCCGACAAATAGATTTCATGTCTTCACCTATTTTTGAGGTATTGATGGGTGGCGCTGCAGGTGGAGGCAAATCTGATGCTTTATTGATGGAGGGATTAAGACAAATTCATATCCCTGGATACAGGGCAATTATGTTTAGGCGCACGACTAAACAATTACGGAGATTGATAGATAGAGCTTATGAAATATTTACTAAAGCTGTTCGGGGTGTGGAGTCAACTCAAGGAGGCACGGTTTGGACATTTCCATCGGGTGCTAAATATATTCTTTCTCACATGGAAGAAGAAAAAAATAAATACGACCATGATGGACAGGAATATCAATATATAGCATTTGATGAGCTTACATCATTTACAGAAACTCAATATTTATATTTATTTTCTCGCTGCCGCTCTTCTGACCCAAATATTCGCTGTTATATCCGTTCTTCTGGAATGCCTATCGGCACAGGTTTGATTTGGGTTAAACAACGGTTTATTGATAATGGTTCGGGGGTAATTGTCCTTGATAAAGATACTGGCTTATCAAGACAATATATTTTTGCTAATCTTGATGATAATAAGTATTTAAAAGATAACGACCCTGTTTATGAGAACAGATTAAAATTACTCGGAGATAATTTGTTCTTAGCTCTCCGATACGGAAACTGGAATATTGTTGAAGGTGCTTTTTTTAGTGAATGGAATGAAAGAGAGCATGTAATATCTCCGACAATACCTACGCCAGAAATTAATGTCTGGCGTGCTATGGACTGGGGATTTGCAAAACCATTTTCTATTGGCTGGTTTTATCAAGATTATGATAAAAATATAATACATTTCCATGAGTGGTATGGTTGTAATGGTAAGGCTAATGAGGGGTTAAGAATGTCAGCCAGAGAAGTTGCTAAAGGTATTAAAGAAATAGAAAAAGTAATGGGATTACAAATATCAGAGGGTTATGCAGACCCTTCATGCTGGAGTAAACAGGATAATACTCCATCTATAATTGAGAATATGAAAGATGAAGGTGTGGATTGGTTGCCAGCAAATAATAATAGATTGCAAAGTATAATGGAAATTCATAACAGATTGAAAGAAAAAAGTATTAAAATTACAAGTAATTGTAAACATTTTATCAGGACTTTTCCAATGTTACAGACTAATTTAAAAAAACCAGAAGATTTTGACTCTGATGGAGAAGACCATGCAGCGGATATGCTGAGATATTCTATTATGTCCAGACCTTGTGTGAAAGGGTATGGAGATATATATGAGGGGAGCGATACAGTAACATCTGGGATGAGCTGGTAAATAATATTGCAAGGATTAAAAATAGAAAATTTTGGAAAGATAATAACGGGAGATGATACTTTAACTGCCTCTATGATTTGGTAGGAAAAATGATACTTTAACTGCCTCTATGATTTGGTAGGAAAAATAATACTTTAACTGCCTCTATGATTTGGTAGGAAAAATAATGCTTGACAAAATTATTGAAGTATGGTATATAGGATTTAATTGATAATGGTTATTAATATCAATAGGATATTTATGATTAAGTCAACAATGAAATCTACAATGAAACTTTTGAAAGAAATAAAAAAAATAATAGACAATATGTTTTTGAAGATAAATAATAAATCTGTTAACAATAAAACTTTTAAAAAAGGTAAAAATTGAATTTATTAAAATTATTTCAGCGACCCTCTCCTTCCCCCATATCTCCTTCCGTTGGCGAAGTAGTTAATATTAATTCTTTCATATATCCATCAGGGCTCGGTATTGCTGCTTATAATCCTGATGAGCTTATCCGTAAGAAGGGCGGATTGAGAGTGTATGATGAGATGAGACAGGATGAACAGGTTAAGGCTTGTCTGTTATTCAAAAAATATGCTGTCTTGTCACCAGGATGGAAGATAGAACCTGCCTCGGCAAATAAGAAAGATATAGATAATGCACGATTTGTTGAATATGTTTTTGGCGAAATGAAAGGGACTCTTAATGCCATATTATTCAATGTTCTTACAGCACTTGACTATGGATATTCAATCTCTGAACTTGTGTGGATGAAATATGTTGAGGGTGAGTATCAAAATAAATTTGGATTAAAAGCGATAAAAACTAAACAGCCTCATTATTTTAATTTTGATTCAGATGAATTTGGCAATCTCAGAGAAGATGGAATCATCCTCAATATTTTATCAGGCACAAAAAAGCTGCCACTTAATAAATTTATCGTATTCACTTATCAAAAGGAGTTTGATAATTGGTATGGCACATCTGATTTAAGGGCGGCATACAGAAATTGGTGGAGTAAGGATGCGATTATAAAATTTTGGAATATTTATTTGGAGAGATTCGGACAGCCGCTTACAAGAGGGCAATACAGTTCTAACGATAGTAACCAGATTTCAACACTTAAAACTATTTTGCAAAATTTACAATCCAAAACTTCTATCATTCACAGGAAAGGAGATTTTGAAATTGATTTTTTGGAAGCGACTCGCAGGTCAACAGGAGATTATGCCGATGCCCTGCAATACCACAACAGGGCTATTGCAAGGTCAATTTTAATCCCTGATAAAATTACGGAGGGTGGAGATACTGGGGCTTATGCACAGGCTAAGGTACAGTTTGATTCGTTTCTTTGGATTGTCCAACAGTTGAGGGGAGAGCTTGAGGAAACGGTAATGCAAGAACAAATAATTAAACCCTTGATAAAAATTAATTATGGAAATAATAATTATCCAAAATTCAGATTTAATCCCATAACTGAAGACCAAAAAATATTATTGCTTCAAACTTTTACAGATGCGGTGCAAAAGGGGGCAGTATTGCCAAACATTGAAGACCAGAATAAAATAAGGGAAGTATTAGGATTCCCTCTGGTGGAAATAAAAGAAACAGCTCTGGCAGAAAAGATAAAAGCAGAAATGGTAAACATTAAAAATAATAGGGAATTATCTCATTATGAAAAGAAAATAAATTTTATACAAATAGATAAAGAACTCAAAGAAAATGAGAATAAATATTTTAAGGAGATACAAGAAATTTTAATTAAGCAAAAAGAAGCCCTTACATCTTTTATTACTTCAAAAATACTTAATGACTCACTTACTCCGTCTTTGATATTGAGTCTTGATTTAAAATATATGGGTGAAATTAAAAATATAATAAAAGATATGTTTGAGAAAGGATATAAAATAGGTGTGAAAGATGCTAAAACAGAGCTGCCTAAAAAATATGTAATAGTGCAAAGACAGGGAATAGGATTGACACCCAAGAAAGCAATTCAGTATCTTGAGGCAAAATCTGATTTTTCAGCATTAAAAATTAAAGAACCATTATTGAAAGATATTAAAAAAGTATTGCTTGATTCTCTCCGCACCGGTGCGAGTGTGAAGGCTACAACAACAAGACTTGAAAATGCTTATCAGCCCTATATTACAGAGGGAGAAATAAAAGACGGTGAAGAACTTGCACCATACAGGCTTGAATCAATAGTTAGAACAGAATTAGGAGAAGCATATAATTATGGCAGGCGGGCTGTAGGGGAAGACCCCGACTTAAAAGATTATATTATTGGTTATCAATTTTCCGAAATTCTTGATTCACGAACTACCGAGATAAGCAGAGAAATTGACGGGATGACAATCGGAATTGACAGCGATTATTTAGATGATTTAACTTATCCTCTGCATTGGAATGACAGGGGTATGTTTGTATTTATAACGATAGATGATATGCCTGTTGAGTGGACCCCAGACCGAGAACTTGCAAAAATTGCAGAATGGGCGAAAGAATTAAAACCATGAATATTCAAATAAGTTTTGTAAATTCAAAAAGAAATATAATTTATGATGGTATAAATAGATATTATGAAATTCAATTCCGATGCGGTCAATGTGATAAATTACTTGCAAAAGAAAATGCTAATAAACAAATTGCAGGACAGATTAAGTGTCCGAGATGTGGAGTAATGAATGAGAGATAATAAGGAACGAAAATGGATATAACAGTTAAAATAGAGAGCGTGTGTCCGAGTGGTGGGCATATAAATATAACAGTAACAAAGAATGGCACTGTGTCAAAAAAGATGACTTTACATAAATCGGATTTCTTGATTGAGCCAGAGGAATATGAAGAAGCATTGGCTATTTTAATCCGAAGTTTTGTTAAAAAAAGTGGTTTAACCAAAATGGCTGACATCAAAACAGCTATTGAGGGAGAGGTATTTAAACTTTAATTATGGCTATATCATTAGGAAGAACAAATAGGTTGGGGGGAATAATTTCTGCTTTAAATAATATTTCTTTATCTACAACAGATGTTAATTTAACAATGGATGCGGATACTGAAAAATTAGCAGTTAAATATTATCCTGCCACTGCTTCTCCTATTACGGATATAGATTTATATCTTACACCAACTGGTTCAGTAACAGGAGTAAATTTTCAAATTCAAGTTGAAACTAATGGAGCTGATATACCTTCTGGAACGGTATTAGGCACTGCTACTCCCGAATTTGCTGGACCAAGTGCAGGTGGATTTATAGGATTAAAAACATTAGCTACTAATACTGGAAATTTAACTATAAATACTCCAGTATGGATTGTCTTGTTGCGTTCTTCGGGTGCGAGTTTAGATGCAAGTAATTATGTCAGATTAGCTCGTCT